AGCTGGGGTGCCGCTCATCCGACGAGAGGACGCCAATGTGGCTTACGCCCTGGGAGAAGCAGCCATCAACATGGCATATACGATGAACCAGTTGGTTCTGAAGCGACCCATGAAGAATGGTTGTGTGAATCCTCATGAGAAGGATGCTTTCCAGATCATGAACATCATGATGCACAGTCTCCTGGATAACGTTACCCATGACAAAGAGCTACTGTATTACAGTGTTCCGGCAAATGCCGTTAACCAAGAGACAGACGCCGATTACCACAGGAAACTATTGGAAGCCATCTTCAAAGCATACAAGACCGAAGATGGTCATATGGTAGATGCCCGCCCAATTAACGAAGGCATGGCCCTGGTATACGCAGAACTTGCAGACAAGATGTTCACAGGCATCGGTGTAAGCTGCGGTGCTGGTATGGTCAACGTGGCCTTCTCCTTGTACGGTGCAGAAGTTTTTACATTCTCCATCGTCAACTCGGGTGACTGGATTGACAAGCAAGCCGCTAAGGCTACTGGTGAATCCGTTGCTTTCATCAACAGAGAAAAGCACAAGATCGATCTCAGCAAAGAGCCAACCACTCTTGTCGAGCGTGCCATCAAGACTCAGTACGAACTCATGATTGAGAAAACAATCGGTGGGATCAGAAAGGGCTTGGAGGACAACCGAGATAAGAAGGCCCGCCTAGATGCTCCAGTGGATGTTGTGGTTGCCGGTGGTACCGCCAGCCCGGCAGGTTTCGACACGTTGTTCGATAAGCTGCTCCACAATGCAGGCATCGAAGACATCGAGATCGGCAAAGTCATTCGTCCTTCAGACCCCATTTACTCTGTGGCTCGTGGTTGCATGATCGCCGCAGAAAATGCTGGATCGAACGTCTAAAAACTATTAACGAGCGCACTATATAAAGTCCAACTAGGGTTTAGGGTAAATTGAAAGGGTAACCCCAAATGGACGATAAACACTCTGAAAAAGAGTGCGCTCACGCTGCGCTCTTCTATAACAACAAAGATATGCCTCCTCACGAATGCAGAGGTATGTCTCCAAAACACCCCCACGGCGTCATCAAACCGTCGTGGATGATCAAAGATTTCGATGGGCCATTCCAACTTGTATATGAGATGGAATTGGACTCAAATCAGTACGATAACTGCTATCCCGAAGTCATCGAACGAAACCTCAATGACATCTTGCTCTTCGAAGATGCTACCAAACTTGCCGGTTTGGAAGACGATCAAGATGATCTTTATTTCGAGGTGCATCCTTCTTTTGCAATCAGCCATCCTGTATTCGAAAAGCCCATTGAGCTTGGAACTACAGAGGATATGGCCAAGTTCTGGGAACACGCTGTTGAAGCCGTCCCAGAATACGAAGAAGCCGCAAACTACTGGATGAGAAAGGCCGAAAGACGTGAATATGATAGAAGATTGCTTGAAGATCGGGTCAATTGCTACTGCGATGAGCCCGATATTCTCAAGAACGCCGGAATCATCAGTGCGTCAGAATCTAAAACCATGTCACGGTATAGGCCGGATCTCCGGGTTCTGCACGCACTGATGTCATCCGGGAAACTGCCCCCGAACATAGAACTTATGTTCCTGGGAGGCCGTTTGTGCATCAATTCTGTACCCACGAGGGTCTTCGAGGAAGACTGTCGTGATCTGTACAATGGCTATCTAGGTTTCCGCACCCCAGAAGAGTCTCTCCAGCATGTCGTTGAACTTGTTGAAGAGAAGTTACTCCCTTTATTTGGGGAAGTAATCAAGGAGGTGCAGGATGAGTAAGAATCCCTGGATAAAGAGGAAAAAGGACAAGGATGACGGCTGGGAATATCTGGAGCATGGCTTCAAGATCAAGCATACAGATCGTGGACGACCCATGATCTTTCAACCCAAGGGCGAGGAAGACAATGGACAGCCACACAATCCCGGTTTTTGTAGGTGGCGTTCAACTACTGCCGATGGGATAGTGGTCCAGGATTGGAGACAAGACTTCGGCCACACAGATGAGGAATGTGGTATAGGAATGCCAGCCAGTGAAGTAGATGGATGTTTCAAGAAATACCCAGAAAGAGACGCTTCTAAGGACTGGGACATTGAAGGCGTCTGGGATGGATTCAGTCAAGTTGCACGTGTTGGCTACTCGGTGCCGGAAGGAGGCATCGATGAATAAGAACCCACACATCTGCATCACCAAAGCCAAATATGATTCTGGCGGTGGTCTAGCAGGAAAGAATCCCTGGATCAAGAAGTACAAGCACAAGGAATACAGGAAGAAGGAACTGGCGAGGCTCAAGGGAGAAAAGCAGGACATGCCTGATGATCTTTCAGGTATATACGGTATGCCCGACATCCGAGCCAAACAAGAGCACCCTGCCGGTTTCTATGAGTTCTGTAAGTATCTCAAGATCACCAATCCTCGATCTACGCCCCAAGTGATTCCGCTGAGGCTGTACGACTTTCAGCGGAAGTTCATCTCTGCCATCCACAACAATAATTTTGTGTTGGCGAAGAAGTTCCGTCAAGGTGGCTTCACCACTCTGGGATTAGCCTACCTTGCTTGGCAAGGGGTCTTCCACAACAAGCGATCCGTGGTAGTGAGTTGCTTCGACCGTTTCGCCATGGGCCTTTGCTACTTGGTTGAGAGGATGTTAGACGAAGTGCCTTCGTATATGCTATCGCACACGAAAACACGAAGTCATTCAATTGAGTTCCCAGGCGGTGGAGAGATCTGCTTCAAGAACACGCAACCTTGCATAGGCAAGCAAACAGATTTCGTCATGTTCGATGAGCCAGCATTTTGGCCTGATACAGATAAGGTCTTCAAGGCCATGTGGCCGACCATCGCCACTGGAGGCAAGCTCTTTGCTATTTCTACACCGAACAAGCAGGAAGGCTGGTTTTACGAAAGTTGGATTGATGTCAACGCAAATTTCTACAAGTTCGAGGTGCCTTACACGGAGCACCCTCAGTACCATGATAAAGAATGGGTAGAAACCATAAAGGCCAATCTAGGCGAAAAGGGCTGGAGACAGGAGTTCTTAGCAGAATTTCTCCCTATCGAACTAGAATAGTAGGAGAAAAAGAGCAAAGAAGATAGATATGATACTGGGAGACCATGAAGGTCTCTCAGGTATCAAACACCAGAAAGGAAATGGAAATGACAGAAAGTATCCACAAATTTGTGAACGATCTAGGGGTAGCCGCTTATATCCTCATGCACGGCTATGTAGTGATCGGCAAGCGAGGTAGGTCGATCTACTTCGAATGCACCACAGAGGAGGAAGCGAAAGAATTTGACAGGCTAGTGCTTGAGTACCAGCCACCATGCCCGTTCTACACATTCGACTCCTGCCTCATGTTCCTCAAGAAGATCAATGAAGTTGTGCCCGAGGAGATGGACGAAGACCGCCACAAAGTAGTCTCTGACCTGGGCGTTGCTGCTTACTTGCTAATGAAGGAATATGATTCCAAATCCTTGGGAGTCAAGGTAATCGGCAAAAAGGGCAAGTACGTGTATTTCGAGCACCCGGAAGGCAAGAGTGAAGATTTCGAACGGCTGTCTTATCAGTATCTACCAAGTCAATTTCAGACATACGATTCGAATCTGATGGCGTTGAAGAAAATCGGCGAGTACATGCCTCACAAATAGCTTCTCCGGGCCGTATATAACCTACAAATGACAAGCTAGGGGAGAAGCCATGCGAAGTTTTGCAGAATTCAGAAAGTTACGACTTCTTGAATCGATGGGCGAGGTGTGTGATCGAGAAGGTTTTGATCATTTCTTCGAGATTCTTAGACTAGACCTCTTGGAAGCAATCAAGCTTCCTAATCTTGAGGATGATAGTCTTTTGACAGAGGCGAGCTACAATCGGACTCGCAAACAAGATTACGAGCAGATCAAATTCTTCGTCGAAGAACTGATGCTGCTCGGCAAAACTTGCTATTACGACCACTTCACAGAAGCGGTAACTCCAGAAGAACTTGAAGGGCTGGGTGCGGAAGAGGCAATTGACGTTTTGGTCAATGACCTCAAGACTCAAGTTAGCGCAGTGCTAAACGCCACCAGAGAAGAGCCCGTAGCAGCCCAGGACACCGCTGCTGTAGATGAAGTCCCTGGTTCTGAAACTCCTGCCCCCCAAGGCCCTGCTCCCCAAGGCCCTGCTCCCCAAGGCCCTGCTCCCCAAGGCCCTCCGAATCGTCCCGAACCATCCCAAGCTCAACCTGCATCAGGAGAAGATCCTTGGGACAAGTGGAGCGATTTCCGAGGCGAAGAACGACCTGAAGCAGGTGGCTTCAAGCCCGCTCCGTATGGAGCTAAGAAACCTAGTGATGGCTGGATGTCTGGTCTTAGGCGATTGGGCGGTGGTCTTGCAAGCGGCATTGGCAAACTCTTCCGCCGTGGCACACGAGGAATACGTAGGCTCTGGCATGGTGATCCTGAAAGAAGAATGGCTCCTGAGCATGTTGAAGTATTGAACAACATCTTCACGGAGAACCTGGATCAGGTCAATGACATCATCGACCAGTGGGGTATGCAACTCAAGCAGTATGTAACCACCGGCACTGTGACCCCGATGGCTGATGTGCCCGGCGATGCACCCCCTCCTGAAGATCTTGGCGATGCACCCCCTGAAGATACAAGTGATCCCACAAGAGTGCCTCTAACTGATCCCAATACCATTCCATCAGAAGAAGACGCTCTAGGTGGTGAGGGACAAGATCGCATGGCTCCTCCCGCTGCTCCTCCTGAGCCTCAAGCAGAAGGTGGCATCTCAGTGAAGAGACAAGAAGTGGCCATCGAAGAGGCGTTCCCAGGCATGGCAAAGTTGACAGGTAAAAGCTTGGCTCAATTCTTGAT